ACCATTTAAGCCCTTCAAAGGCTATAAGAAATGAGAGCATGGGAATTCATAACTGAGGGGAAAAAAATTCCCGGTTCCCCTCAGCATCACAGTGGTCCTTTAACTGGTCTGCATCGATTTAGTGATAGTACATATGATCGATATTATTTACTAAATCGAGTAATGATGGCTGCCGCCAGTACTGACGGTAAAACACCTCCAGATATGGATAGTGACAGTTGGGCCTCTCGTTATAATATAGCACACCCTTATACCAAAGTAGACCAAGAAAAACTAAGGTTAGCATATCAGGCTGCAGGCGTAAAAAAGTTTGATGACCTTACAGACGGAGACATATCTAGTACAGAAGTTTCCGGAGCAAATATTATTAGCCCAGTTAAGCCCTTTAAGGGCTATAAAAAATAATTTGCAAGCATTCTAGGTGACTAAGTATTATTATAATATTTAGGAATACGAATGCAAAACTTAATAGACATTAACAACACCCTCGACTTAATCAAACTCAAGTTCTATAATGAATGGCTATACACAGCACACATTTATGATGAGGGTGACAGTCAATTTCACAAAGATTTAACTAAACAGGTTGTAGAAACCTACATTGATCCTATTAAACTTCCAAAAGACGCACATATTCTTGATTTGGGTTGTGGCCCCGGCTACTTCCTAGATCAAATGAAAGAACGTGAATACACTAACGTGCATGGTGTAACATTAAGCCCGGGTGATATCAAGATTTGTGAAGATAAGGGTCATAACATTAAAAAGTATGACTTGAGTTTTTTGCCTCAGCGTGATGGTTACTATGATGAATCAGTTGACTTCATCTTTTTACGTCACGCATTGGAGCATAGCCCATATCCTATCTTCTCATTGATGGAATACAACCGTATATTGAAGCAAGGTTCAAAGATTTATATTGAAGTACCTGCTCCTGATTGTGATCGCAAGCATGAATACAATCCAAATCATTATAGCATTTTGGGTTCTAATCAGTTAGCCGCATTGCTTCAGCGTACTGGTTTTGACATTGATGCGTTCAATAACTTAGAGTTTGATTTGAATGTCCCGTCAGGACCAAATGGTGAAACAACTCCTGCAAGAGAAAAATACTATTGTATTGTTGCTACTAAAGCAAGACCACTAGACATTAAGTAAAACAAGAAAAGTCACTTTCGAGTGACTTTTTTTATGGCTATCTTAAGTTATTTGATTGCCAATTGACTAATCAAATAAATACTCTTATGAGTAAACAATCTACCAGTAATGGATCGTCACTAGTAAAGAACCCTTATACCAAAACGGTTTTCAAAACTGATAAAGAACTACAAGATTTTATTAAGTGTTGTGACCCTGATACAGGTTATCTATACTTTATGGATAACTTTTTTATAATTCAGCACCCTACTAAAGGCTCAATGAATTATCACCCCTGGGAATACCAAGAACGACTAATCGATACATATCATAGATTTCGTTTTAGTATTTCATTGATGCCTCGTCAGTCCGGCAAGTCAACTTCAGCCGCAGGATATTTGCTTTGGTATGCTATGTTCGTTCCGGATAGTACCATTCTTATTGCCGCACACAAATATACAGGTGCTCAGGAAATTATGCAACGCATTCGCTATGCATATGAAAACTGTCCTGACCATATCAAAGCGGGTGTTACAACATATAACAAAGGCTCATTAGATTTTGAGAATGGATCACGTATTGTGTCTGCTACTACGACTGAAAATACAGGCCGCGGTATGTCTATTACACTATTATATCTTGACGAGTTTGCCTTCGTTAGACCAAGTATTGCTAAAGAATTTTGGACTGCTATTACACCAACTCTATCAACTGGTGGTAAGGCGATTATCACAAGTACCCCTAACAGTGACGAGGATCAATTTGCGTTTATTTGGAAAAGTGCCAACAAAACAGAAGATGAGTTTGGCAACACAACTGAGTTAGGTATTAATGGGTTTAGAGCATATCGTGCTTACTGGCATGAACAGCCTGGTAGAGATCAAAAATGGGCCGATGAAATGAAAGCCCAACTTGGCGAAGATCGTTTCAATCGTGAAATTGGTTGTGAATTCATTATTGCTGATGAAACACTTATCAATCCTAATACATTACTAATGATGGAAGGTATCGAGCCTGTCTCTCGTATGGGACAAGTTCGTTGGTATGATAAACCTACAAAGGGCAATATCTATTGTGTAGGATTAGATCCAAGTCTTGGTACAGGTGGCGACCCAGCCGCTATTCAAATCTTTGAAGCAACCACTACTAAGCAGATCGGTGAGTGGAAGCACAACAAAACTGATATTCCTAATCAGATTAAACTGATAGCACAGATTAACAAGTATATCGTAGAATGTACCGGTGAACCTAACAATATCTATTACAGTATTGAATGTAATGGCATCGGCGAAGCCGCAATTATATCACTAAGTGAATATGGTGAAAGTAATATTCCCGGTATCTTTATCAGTGAGTCTGGAAAAAGTCGCAAAGGATTCAACACAACTAATAAAAGCAAACTAGCAAGTTGTGCTAAGTTCAAAACACTAGTTGAAAGCAAGAAAATGACTGTAAATAGTCGCAGTCTTATTTCAGAATTAAAAGCATTTGTCGCACACGGTGGCAGTTATGCCGCTAAGATTGGCGATACAGATGACTTGATTATGGCTAGTTTACTAGTAACACGTATGGTACAGCAACTAAGCGACTACCACTCAGATTTGGAAAGTCAGATTAGAGACCATGAAGAAATGATTGCTCCTCTTCCCTTTTTTGCAGTGTTAGGTTAAGGATTGGACTAAATATACATATGGCACTAGACACCGAATCATTCAACAAACAACTATATGACCTTCTTAAAGTAAGAGGTTATAAGCCTGTACCAAAAGACTCTAGAAATCAAAACGTAGAAGCATCACAACTTGCTGACGTTATGGAATTTGTATTCATGAAAGAAGGAGAAGAGTACGGTAAGGCATGGGCAAGCATCGATGATGCAAACAACGTAATTATCTATTATGATGATGAACAAGCAGATAGTCCAGAAGGAAAAACCCCCGGGGTCGAATATGATGATTCATGGTCAGGGTTTTTAAAACACGTTAAGAATTGGGCACAACGTAAGCAACTTAGTTTTGAGTTAGCCAACAAAGCCCGTCTTAGCGATGACATGCGACAAAGGGAATATGTAAAAATGAAAGAAAAAATCTCAGAAGGCTATCATGCTATGGGCAAGAAAGCCAGTTATAATGACAACGTTCCTAGCGTTAAAATTATTCTTCAACATAATCGTCAGATTGAAGAAGGTGAACAACGTTATCGCAATGTAGCCAAAATCTTTTTGGAGAACACAGAAGGTGAAAGAATTCTTGCCCCCACTACCCGTCCGGGTATCGCACAAATTTACGCCAGACATTTGGCCGAAGGCGGAGTTCCAAATGACGAACGTTGGAACCATATCAAGGGTCTTTGTGAAGAGTATTCCAAAATGGCAGGGTTCGTTCGTGCCACACGAAATAATCAATTCAACGAATCAGCACAAGCACTAGTCAACGAAGGTATTAATCACTATCAATCATTGCGTGAATCATTAAGCAAGATGCGTGGTCATCGTGGCTACAATGCATACTTTGAATCATGGACTCCACCTTTGATGGAAGAAGAAAATGATATGTCAATCAATGAATTGTTTGTGCAAGAAACTGTTGATCCTCGTATTGAAAGTGTAATGCCTATTCTTTCACGTTTAAGTAAGAAGTCAGGCATTAAGCCAATGACAGAAGTATCAGAACTTGCTGAATGGGCCCAAAGTATCGTAGAAGGTGAAAATAAAAGTATTGTAATCAATGGCAAAGAAGTTGATTACGCTAGTCTTGAAATCGATGGTGTAGATTCTAGTGACTACCCAGATTTTTCTGATGCTTATTTTAGTTCAGGATATTTCACAGATGGCACACAAATGAGTGATGAAGATTTAGATCAATTGGCGGACAAATATGGTGAACTTGTCAATCGCAAAGCATACGATAGTTTACACGAAGGCGGCGACGGCGGTGAAGCATCTGAAGAAGAAGATGTATATACCGATGCAGATGCCGGCGAAGAAATGGATGCATCAGCCGAAGAAGAAATGCTTGAAGCACCCGGCGCAGAAACATTAGGTCATAACCAATCAACTGAAAAAAGCAATCTAGCGGCATTTGATCTTGGCGAAGCACTTGATCCAATTGCAGACAAGATTGCTGAATTAGAAAAACAATTGAGAACTGCTACTCCGCAAGAAGCACAGAAGATTAAAGAAATTCTTACTTTGTTAAAAGCAAAAGCAAACAAAGGATCATCTAACCCATCTGATGGTGGCACAGCCGTAGATAGAGCAGAAAAACGAGCCAAAGATCGTTTTTCTAAGAAGTCATCAGTAACAGGTGATAACATCGGTGACACTATTAAAGGTGGAGCGGCACTAATGGGCTTTTTGGGTTTAGGTGAAGGTCGTATGGCAGAAACAGATAGTATCATTCAGGATATTATCAATGGTGATTTAGATGCATATAACGTTATGGCAAATCCTAAAACGCCAGAAGAAGAATATGTAGCAAACATGATGCAAGAAATGTATGATGATGTTTCAATTGAATATAGTCTACATCCAGACGATGACTTTGAAAAAATCTTAGACATTGTAGTTGACCAATTAGCAAAAGACCACAAGCACGATGACAATCAACTATCAATGCTTGAAGGTGATGTTGAAGAAGGTATGTTACATCAAGGCGCCGGTTGGTTAGCCAAGAAATTAGCATCTTTTGCTGGATACAAGGCACTTAAGCCAGGTACATATATTGTTCCTCCTTTAGCACAAGCAGGCGGAAAACCTATCTTATTCTCTATTCGTAGTGAGTCAGATTACCCCGTCTTCAATCTACCTCCTGATGAAAAATATAATCCAGAACGAATCTATTCTCATATCAAGGCACATATTCAATCGGGTAACTATGAAACTGCACCTTCTGCAATGCAACGTGATTATTCACAGAAGACAATGCCAAAAGAAGAAGTAGAAGAAGATTTAGACGCTAATCAAAAACGTGTAGGTCAATTAGGTCCAACCGAAAAGGTAGGACCTAAAGGTGCAGTAGGTAAATTAGTTGGTGCAAGCGAAAGCATTGAGGTCAACGAAGGCCAAGATGATTTAGATGCAATCAAACGATTACTAAACAGATACTAAAACGGGTAAATAAAACCGCACTTAATTGTGCGGTTTCCCATATCTGGCATAAATATACTTGACATTAGAAGAAAGTATGTGTATACTAGAATCTAGTGTTAGTTATCTCATGGTGAGATAGCGACAACTAAAATGACACCATGTCAATGAAATAAGGAAATATATTATGGCTTCACTAGCAGAAATTCGTGCCCGTATCGCGGCACAAGAAAACAAGACCCAGAACAAGGGTTCTTCAACTCAATCTGACAACGCAATTTACCCACACTGGAATATCGATGAAGGCGCTCAGGCGACTATTCGTTTGCTTCCAGATGCAGATACAAACAACACGTTCTTTTGGGTAGAGCGTCAGATTATCAAACTTCCATTCAACGGCGTTAAGGGCGATCCTAACATCAAGCAGACAGTGGTACAAGTACCCTGTGTTGAGATGTATGGTGACGCATGTCCTGTTCTCGCAGAAGTTCGTCCTTGGTACAAGGATGATACTCTTAAGGAACTTGCTAACAAGTATTGGAAGAAGCGTTCTTACATCTTCCAGGGGTTTGTTCGCACTAACCCACTTGGCGATGACAAGACTCCGGCAAATCCTATTCGCCGATTCATTATCTCTCCTCAAATCTTCACTATCATCAAGTCTTCATTGATGGATCCTGAAATGGAAGAATTGCCAACAGACTTCTTGCGTGGTCTTGACTTCAATATTAAGAAGACAAGCAAGGGTGGATATGCTGACTACTCAACTAGTAACTGGGCCCGTAAGGAATCAGCACTAACTGAAGTTGAGCAGGCTGCTATTGAAGCACATGGTCTACACAATTTGGCAGACTTCTTACCTAAGAAGCCTAACGAAGCAGAACTACGTGTCATTAAAGAAATGTTTGAAGCATCAGTAGATGGTCAACCCTTCGACAATGAACGTTGGGGTGCATACTATCGCCCATATGGGGTAGAAGCACCTTCAGGTACTACAGCGGCTAAACCATCAGCGTCTACTGAAACTAGCGCACCCGCTAAGTCACCAGTCGCAGGCACAGAAGATGATACTCCTCCTTTTGAAACTGCTGATCCAGTAGTTGTCCCACAGACAACTTCAAGCGATAAGGCCCAAGATATTCTTGCAATGATTCGTGCAAGACAAAATAAGGCCTAATTGAATTGGGGGAAGGAAACTTCCCCCAATTGATTAAGGAGAAATAATATGACATTACCTGACGAAAGATACCGTGCTTTAAAGCAGGGTAAGAAACTACTGGAAGAATTATGTGATCCAGGTAAGACTCCTAGAGTCCCAAGTATTATCAGAGACAGAGCAAGAGGCGCACTGCGTCATTTTCCAAGTGACTATGAACTAGAACGTCTTGCAGATCAATGTCCCGATTTACTTGATAAAGTTCCTTTTTCTGATAGAATGAAACAAGTTGCAAGATAATAGAGGAGAATAACTTGGCTAAGGCATTTGACGTAAGTAAATTCCGTAAGGATATCACTAAGGCTATTGATGGTCTTAGTATTGGATTTAATGACCCTACTGATTGGATCAGTACAGGTAATTACGCACTGAACTATCTAATCAGTGGTGATTTTAACAAAGGCGTACCACTAGGTAAGGTAACTGTATTCGCAGGTGAATCAGGCTCTGGCAAGAGTTTCATCTGTTCGGGTAACCTAGTACGTCACGCACAAGAGCAAGGCATTTTCGTTGTACTAATCGACAGTGAAAATGCACTAGACGAAGCATGGTTACATGCTCTCGGTGTATCTACTGAAGAAGATAAGTTGTTAAAACTTAACATGGCAATGATTGATGATGTTGCTAAGACTATCAGTGAGTTTATGAAGAGTTATAAGACAATGCCTGAAACTGACAAGCCTAAGGTATTGTTTGTTATTGACTCATTGGGTATGTTGTTGACTCCCACAGACGTTAATCAGTTCCAAGCAGGTGACATGAAGGGCGACATGGGTCGTAAGCCTAAAGCACTAACATCACTTGTTCGTAACTGTGTTAACATGTTTGGTTCACATAATGTTGGACTAGTTGCAACCAATCACACATATGCATCACAAGATATGTTTGACCCCGATGATAAGATTTCAGGTGGTCAAGGTTTCGTATATGCATCAAGTATTGTTGTTGCAATGAAAAAGTTGAAACTAAAGGAAGATGAATCCGGTAACAAGGTAACTGATGTTCGTGGTATTCGTTCCGCTTGTAAGATTATGAAGACTCGTTATGCGAAGCCTTTTGAATCAGTACAAGTTAAGATTCCTTATGAAACAGGTATGAGTCCTTATTCAGGTCTATTAGATATGATTGAAAAGGCTGAACTTGTTAAGAAAGAAGGTAACTCATTAGTCTATACAACACTTGATGGAGAAATCATTAAGAAGTTTCGTAAGGGTTGGGAAGCAAATGATGACGGTTGTTTAGACAAGGTAATGTCTGAATATGGACTGCGTGATTCAATGAAAGCAAGTATCAATATAACAGAAGATAATGAAGAAACTATTGATATAGAGGAGTTACCAGAAACATGAGTTTATCGGTAATTAATGAAATTTGGAAATTACTCAAGCCTAGTCTTGAAGCGGGTACAGTAGCCGAAGAGGCTGCTGATAATTTAGTCAATTATCTTATTGATGAAGATTATTCTCCTAATGAAATTAAGCAAGCGTTTCGCGGAGATGCATACATTAAGAGTGCATTAGAGTTTTTTCTAGAAACTCCTGATCAAGGATACAAACTTGATGAAGAAGAGGAAGATCCATTCGATGACTATCATTCATTTGATGATGAAGATGATGACTGGAACTAAATGAACTGGTATACGAGGATCACTGCTGATCTATCAGTAATCCCAGACTTTATTTCTCATTATGAAAATGAGATAATTTCTGCAAAAGCCGATGTAAGGGTTTATGGCAATGTTGAAAAGAACATTGCCGCCCTTCCCGGCATCACTGAATACCGCTTCAATCAATTACAAGAGATTGAAGCGGTACTCAACTATCTAAACATTCAACTTAGAAAAATTCGTAGAAAGCATTTTCAGAAATACCTTGAAGCATATAATCGTGCGTTAACATCACGTGATGCAGAAAAGTACACTGATGGTGAGCAGGAAGTTATTGACTACGAAGTGTTAATCAATGAAGTTGCACTATTGCGTAATAAGTTTTTGGGTGTAATGAAGGGCATTGATGCAAAGCAATGGCAACTAGGTCACATTGTTCGTCTACGCACTGCTGGTATGGAAGATATCACAATTGGGTAAAATACCTCTTGCATTTAATTCATAAGTGATGTACAGTTATAAAATAGTAACAACAAGGAATTATTCATGTCAACAATGAATGCCACAGTACTAAATTGGCCTAGTAATAGTACAGAAATATCATTTGATAATCTATTTGAAACTAGAGAATCCAAAGATATTAAGTTTGATCTTGACCTACTAGTTCTTAGTGCTACTCTATATCGGTTGCGCAATTCCACATATGGTGACGAACAAATTGCTAACCAATATCGTTGCCTGTCATTGATTGAAGATAACATTCAACAATATGTAACTGAATCTGATTATGAATTTGCAGAAGAAGTTCGTCAACACTTTAGTCAAAAACTAATGATGCTAAAGTTGAAGACAGAAAATCTTACTTCATTCCGTGAAGACTTGAATCAGTTTTTACATGCCAGTTGGCATAACAATTCAAGTAGATCATTTGTTTATCCTAAAAAGTTTGTTGGACTTGCTTACAAGTTGCCTTACTTTTACATTTATGACAATCAATTGAATTCAATCTTTGGGTCTTCATACAGTAAAATCAAAGGTCCGCGACAAGTTAAGGGTGAAAAGAAATTGTCGTTCTTGACCAAAATTCAATCTCATACTCGCAGTGGTGCAGGTAATATTGAATATTGGTTCGAAGACGAATCTAGTAATAAGGTAATGATTTCACTTGAAAATCATAACCCTCTGCTTAATCTATTCAACAAACTTATTACGGACACTGTTGTAATCAATGGCAAGTTTGATGTACGCCATAAGGATACAATGGAATATTACAATTCATATAACTGGACTTGTGTTGCATAATGACTACTATTGAAGTTGCTGATTACCTTCGTGCTAATATTGATTGGACACGATTTGCTAAACAAGTTAAGGCCCTAAGTGGTCAATGCAATGATAGGCAGTGGCGATTTGCTAAAGGCCTAATATTAGAACTCTCGTTTGAAATGTGTGCTAGTGGTAAACTTAAGTATGTTGCGCAATTGGGTACTGATTATATTCTAGTAAGTCTCAATAATATTAGTATTGAATTCAAATTTGAACAAAAGCCATTGTTTGGTAAACTTGGAAAGATTGCAAAGAATATCAATCCCACATTGATGAATAGCAGGGGTACCAACAAGCACGTTGTATTACCCAGTACCTATGCTGACTACTTAATATATGCTACTCCCAATGGGGCATTGTTGTTTGACAAGCCTACGGTGTCAAACCATTTAAAAGTTTCCGGAGATAGCATTACTGGTAATTTACCTAGCAATGCAGGTGTTATACTCGCTGATCCGCAAATTATGAATCCTGCAAATCAAGTAGAAGTTGACATTATCAACCCGCTTATGAATATGATACGTACTTGGGCCCAAAACATCAAGTAAGTTGTTGATTTACAACACATTTTTTTATCCAATTATTGGATAAAAAAGGTTGACAATTAATCGTTTTGGGCGTACAATACATGTATTGACACTAAGAAATTGGAGACAGCACATGAAGATCGTTATTCAAACTCAAGTTAAAGAGAACTATGGCGCTCACGATTGGGACGGTAAAGGTGAGTGTCCGCAGTATTGGAAGTTTAAGGGTGGTAACACTTATGTGATACCTAACCTCAGCGTAGAGCAAACGCTCCGCATCAAAGAGGTTGGTGTTCCGACTCTCATTGCGCTTATCGAAGATTGTAATGACAGTTACGAGGAGTATGTGCAGAATTGGGCAACTCTGGATGATGACATTGTGGTATGTGAGCCATGGGAAACGCCCTTCGAATTGTTTTGGGAAGAAGGTCGTTGGGTTGCCCGTCGCACTGAGGAGAACGGTGAGTATGGTTATATGCGTAGTGATATTGCCAGCAAGACCGAGCAGTATGACATGCTGATGGGTGGTGGCCGCGAGAATTATATCGCTACTTACACAATGCGTACAGGAGAAGTGTTGACTTCTCAGGAACTTGAAAATTTTTATCGCCAAGCGGCATAAAAAGGCTTGACATTTAATCGTTTTGGGCATATAATACATTATACACTGAGAAAACGGAGTCACAGATGGGTTATCGGACACTTAGCGAACGTGAAGCAAAATGGCAACCCCGTAAGGGACTAGAAGGTCCTTTCTTTTACCCCAATGGTCGGGTTGCTTATTATGACACCAAAGAGGGTGCATATTACGATCCTACTACCGATTTCTACCTCTCTTATGAGGAATCTTCTGAACTTCAAAATTCAGTTTTTGACGTAATTAAGGCTTGACTTTAATTCGTTTTGGGCTTATAATATACATATATTAACACAGAAAGGTATCGTATGTCTTCAATCATTGTTAAGTTTGGTGAGTATCGTAATCAAGCAGTTGTCAATACTAAGTTTAATCTCGTTAAGGGATATCAGACTGGTAAGAAAGGCGGCTACGTTACTGTAAAGAACGAAGGTCAATTCCCGATTGCTATTGATGTAGTCAAGATTAAAGTGAACAACATTCACGACATTGAATTTAATGGAGCCCCTGTGATTGCAGAAGAATCTCAAGTTGTTGAAAATGTAGTTTCTGAAACAGAAGAAGACGCAATGAATCGCATTGCTATTCGTTTCGGTGTGCTTGATGAAATGTCACGTGCGTGTATCGCAGGTGATATTCGTGCTATGATTGTGACAGGTCCTGCAGGTATCGGCAAGTCGCACGGTGTGACTACTCAAATGGAAAAAGCAACATTGTTTGATCAAGTTGCAGGCAACAAGACTCGTTTTGAAATTGTTAAAGGTGCTATGTCAGGCATCGGCTTGTTCGCTAAGTTGTACAAGTTCAGTGATGCTAAGAACGTATTAGTGTTTGATGATTGTGATATCTGGGAAGATCAAGACGCTATCAACGTACTTAAGGGTGCGCTTGACAGTGGCAAGACTCGCAGAATTTCTTGGAACAAAGACAGTCGTTTGTTGCGTGACGAAGGTGTACCTAACAGTTTCAACTTCAACGGCTCTATCATCTTTATTACAAACAAGAGTTTTGATGCACGTAAAGCAAGCAAGATTCAGCCCCACTTAGATGCATTGCAGTCTCGTTGTCACTTTCTTGACTTGACTGTTAACACTGAGCGTGACAAGATGTTGCGCATCAAGCAAGTGCATCGTGATGCTGAAGGTGGCTTGTTTGCTGATTACGATTTCAGTGAAGAACAGACAGATGAAATCATGTCGTTCATTTGGGACAACCACAGCAAATTGCGTGAAGTGTCCTTGCGTATGTGTTTGAAAGTTGCTGATCTAGTTAAGATCAGTGCTAACTGGAGAGAGTTGGCAAAAGCAACTTGCATGAAGTAAGTTTGTTAGTTGGTTGGTGTTTCTTTTGTTAATCACTTTACAGGGGACTTCGGTCCCCTTTTTTTTACCTTTATACTTGCAATATTATTTTATTAGTGCTATATTGATATAATGGATACAAAAGAACATCTACTTTATTTTTTCTTGCAGGGCAAGATAAGCCTTAGTCAGTATGACCAAAAGTTTTTATCTAATCTGCAAATGATATGCCATGAGAAAAATCGGATCACTTCTAATCAAGCCGCATTATTCGATAAGTTGATTAGTAAGTACAGTAAACAGTTATCCAAAAATAACGTAGATGTTGAACAGGTAAAGTTGCTATCTTGGAAAGTAGATTTGGTACCTAGTACACCTGAATTTACTGGAGCAAGAGTATCAATTGAAGACAACAATACATTGTTGATACGTGTACCATTTAATAAAACATTCATATCAGATTTTAGAAGTGTCAACGATAACCCGTTTGATTGGGATCGTGACGATAAAAGGTATGTTGCTGAATTCAGTACCTATGCATTAAAAATTGCATATACTTTGCTACCCAGTTATTTCCCAATCGTCATGTATTGCGATAAGTTGTTATCATTGTTAGAACAACTAAGTATATATGAGAATGTTAAAGTGTGGGAACCTACACTAGTTCGTATCAATGGCAATTTAATTGTTGCAGGAGTCAACAATATACTTGGTGATATGATTGCTAATATGGAATTAAATCACGATGCAAGGACCTTTTATGAGTTATCTCAAATGGGTATTAAAATTGATCCTTCACTAATTGACAGTCCAAAGTTAAAGTTTGCATCAGAGTTTGTTACTGAAGTTAACTTAGATAATTTTACTAACGTTGCTAAATGGATCGTTGAATTAAATCCAAGTAACGTATTATTTGGTAGGGGCCTAGTTAATAGACTTGATAAGGAACTTAGAAGTCTATTGGATCATGAAATTAATTGTGGCAAAAAAGATGTTGTTTCCCGCATCAGTAGACCTTCACGACAAATTCTGTTACAATATCATAGTCAACCGGATACTAAACGTAAATATTCGTCAGAAGCAATAGGTAAATGCGTAATAATTAGAAACATGAGGCCAATAGAGGTACGATGAAACAAGCAAAAATTATAATTAAAGATGAAGTAAACGTAAAGATCGAAGGTCTTGAACTTGATGCCCGCCGTGCATTGATGAAGAAATTTGAATATGAAAAGCCCGGCGCACGTTATTTACCAAGTGTCCGTTTAGGTAGATGGAACGGCAAGATCAGTTATTTCTCGTTAGCAGGAAGCACGTATCTAAATCTACTAGATCAAGTCATTCCGATCTTAGATCAATTGAATTACGATATTGAACTTGAAGACTTGCGCACATACAGCACAACCTTCAATTTCACAGAAGTGACCGAAAATACATTTTCTCATAAAGTATGGTCAAAAGGTCATGAACGTGAAGGTCAACCTATTGTATTGCGTGACTATCAAGTTGAGATTATCAACAACTTCTTAAAAAATCCGCAAGCATTGCAGGAAGTCGCCACAGGTGCTGGCAAGACATTGATGACTGCGGCTTTAAGTTTAAGTGTTGAGCAGTATGGTCGTACTATTGTTATCGTTCCAAACAAATCACTAGTGACACAAACCGAAGCAGACTATATTAATTTGGGTCTTGATGTTGGTGTATACTTTGGAGATCGCAAAGAATACAACAAGACACATACTATCTGCACTTGGCAAAGTCTTAACAACATGCTTAAGAATACACAGTCGGGTGAAGCAGAAGTTCCAATTGGAGAATTCATTGAAGATGTAGTATGTGTAATGGTCGATGAAGTTCACATGGCTAAGGCTGATGCACTTAAGACATTGCTCACTGGAGTATTCTCAGCAGTACCTATTCGATGGGGTCTAACAGGAACAATTCCTAAAGCAGAAATGGACCGTGTGTCTATTCTAGTATCACTTGGACCTGTTATCGGCAAACTAGCCGCAAGTGATTTGCAAGAGAAGGGTGTTCTAGCACAATGTCACGTGAACATTGTACAGTTAAAAGATACTCCTGAGTTTACAAACTATCAAAGTGAGTTGAAGTTTCTTACTGAGGATCCTAAGCGATTAGATACCATTGCTAACTTGATTAGAAAAATTAGCGAAGGCGGCAATACACTTATTCTTGTTGACCGCATTGGTGCAGGTAAAGAACTACAAATCAGACTATCAGAAATCTTTAGTTTAGTTAAAGATGCACCCGAAGTTGCATTTGTGTCGGGTAATACTAAACTAACAGAACGTAAGGAAGAATACGATGAGATTAAAACAGCGAGTAATAAAATTATTATCGCCACTTACGGCGTCGCCGCAGTGGGGATTAATATTCCTCGGATCTTTAATTTGGTTCTTATTGAGCCAGGCAAATCTTTTGTAAGAGTTATTCAAAGTATTGGTCGAGGTATTCGCAAGGCTGAGGATAAAAACTCCGTTGAAATTTGGGATATTACCAGTACATGTAAGTTTGCAAAGCGTCATTTAACACAACGCAAGGCTTTTTACAAAGAAGCCAACTACCCGTTCAGTTTGGAGAAATTGGATTATTAATATGTTGACAAAACAAAAGAAAGATGATAGAATAACAAAATGCGTATATTAACCCTTGATGATGAATATTATAACTTAGAGACATTGCCAGAAGAAATTGATGATCTGCGATTTGCGATTCTTGATAACTCTAATCCACAGAATGTAGATTATTATTATATCCCGCTAATCTTTTTGGAATCGTTCAACAGCCCTGCTCTAGTATTAAAGATTGCTGACAAGATAATCAAAATGCCAGTTGATTGGCAGATATTGATCGGTGAACAAGAACATGGTGACTTAGAAACATTACCGCTGTCTAGTCTTAATGACAGAGGATTCAACGTGTTTCAATTCAATCCATTAAGTTCATTCTCACCGACATTTCTGCCAATTGAAATTGTAGATATCTATCCAGACGTAACTTGGTATGCACCTCGTCTTAGAAACGGACAATTCTTGTGTGTTCCTATTGACGATGGTCCAAATCCTCGTTGTGTTTATTTTGTCAAAGAAGTAAGTCGTAACTGCGAAATCGTAGATTATAGTCAAGCATTTTGAAAGAAGAAAAATGAAGTGGTTTGATAAATGGTTTTTTAATAAGTGCCGTCAGGCATGGGATGATGCAAAAAATCCAGTTGATGAAGATGTTCCTATGTATCCAATGCAATCACGTAAGGGCAGGGCAATTACTTCGTCACCGCGGTCACTAGAATCAAATGGTGTCAATTTTAGATTGTATACTGCTAGTGGTGGTCATGTAGTAGAGTTGAATCATTATGATTCGCAAACTGATCGACAGACTACGGGATTGCATATTATTCCTGCTAGTGAAGATTTAGGCCAGTCACTAGCACATATCATTACTATAGAGGCACTAAAGCGATAATGCAAGTAGCACACCAAACATTACAGGTTGAGGGTAATCGCTATTGGTTCAATCAGTCAAAGCGTTACCCAGAAGATATTATTTCTGTGAAACGCTATGTTAATATCAATGATATTAACTTGACAGAAGATCAGATACCTGATACAATTAAACTTGTACAACGTGACTGTCTTAACAATTGGTATAACGATGATAATGATGCATCAATTTACGTAGTTAAGCATGAAGACAAGTATGGCGTTTTTGCAAATCATCAGGCAATTTAAATGGCAAAAGAAAAAGTAGCAGTAGACGAAAAGTTAGAACAACAAGACTTTGACTTGTTCGAAGCCATAACGGCTATCGACAAAAAAGACTATGGCTACTACGATAGACTAACTCCCGAACAACAAAAGAAGTTTGTTCCTTTTATGATGTTGCATTGGATCAGCGCAATCAAAGGCAACGAAGGTCTATCACGTTATTATGTTATGAGTACAAACGAGTATGCTAACAAATACTTGTTCAATGAAAATGTAATGAAGCATCCTAAACTACAGTGGCTTATGCTGTGTTCAGCAAGCCCTGGCTTAGGCAAACAATTTCATCAATGGATCCCACATATCAAAGAACGTGTGAGTAAGTTGCGTGAACCTGCTAAGACAAAAGATATTAAAGAATACTTTAAAAAGATATATCCCAAAACTAGTGATACAGATTTGTCTGACTTTGCAGAAGCATTCGTAGACAATCACAAGAAAAAAATGTATCTGGCTAACAGATTCCCTAATTTAAAATATGATGAGATTGAGTTATTAAGTGACATTGTTACAGACGAAGATATTAAACAATATGAAAAAGACTTCGGCAACTAAGTCAGAGTTTAATTGTGAATTTTGTGGGCGTGATTTCCTGCGTGAATCAACTATGGCTAAACATCTATGTGAAAATAAACGTAGATGGCAAGACAAAGACTTACCTGGCAATCGTATTGGGTTTCAATGCTGGTTGCAGTTCTATGTAAAGAACACTGCAACTAAGAAACAACGTACATATTTGGACTTTGTTAAGAGTTCATATTATCTAGTGTTTGTTAAGTTTGGTCACTATTGTGTAAACGTAAACGTGTTGAATGTTACACGTTATGCTGATTGGTTACTTAAGAACCAAATCAAAATTGATAACTGGGCAAGCGATACTAACTATACAAAGTTCTTAATTGATTATCTTAAACTAGAAGACCCATTAGACGCAATTGCACGTAGTATTGAAACTACGATTGCACTTGCTAAGTTAGATGGCATTCAAAGTAAAGATAGTTTGCGTTATGGCAACAAGAACAAACTATGTTATGCTATTACGTCCGGCAAGATTAGTCCATGGATGCTATATCAAAGCGACAGTGGCATTCAGTTCATTGAAAGCCTTGACGTAACACAACAAAAGATGATCTTAGACTATATCAATCCTGAACAATGGGCTATCAAGTTTAAGCGTAGTAGCAATATCATTGGTCAAGTGAAAGAGTTATTGAATGCGGCAGGATACTAGAATACGTATACCGTGGATAGTAAATGGTAACACAACTAAATGGAATGAAACCTGTGCATGGGCAATAGAACAGTTTGGATTACCCGGAAATAGATTCACTTCTCATCCTACAGAAGACTATATGGATTTTCATTTTAAAGATGAAAAAGACGCTATCCTATTTGAGTTAAGATGGGGATAATATGTTAATGCATCATTACGAAGGCGGAGACTGGAACAATACCAAACCTGGTTGGTATGAAGGTACTGCATATGTTTCTCACCCTTCAGAATTGCATGACAAGTATGAAGAAATAATTGCCTGGTTGTATGAGCGCATAGATAAATGTGAAAGACATACTAGATGGTATGCAAGAAGTAATTTTATAAAAGTCAAGTTTAGGTACGAAAGGGATTATGAATGGTTTATGCTGACATGGGCTTAAGCACAATTAAATACGATGACCCCATTGAAGTTGTCCCTGTTAACTTTAGGACACTAAAGAAGACTGTTCCATTGAATGGTGGATGGGAAGACCGAACCTTTTATGAAGTACGACCTAAAATTAATGTAACACTTGATTGGTTAACAAAACATTATGGTGTGTTTAAATACCAAGAAACATGGTGGTACACTAATAATAGCATTGTAATGAGAGATAATATCTATACGCATTGGAAGTTGTGTGAGTGATTATAAATTAAAGTTTACTAAGTTGGACAAAAGATATCAGGGCTATGGTGTCTTTTCTCACTATATTCAAATACAAGCCTCTAAAGGCTTTGTCGTACCTTCGGCTAGTGTAACTAGTTTGTTTAATAAGTTTCGTACACTATGTGTTGAAACATGGGGAATGTCCACAGAACGAGATACTTACATTTATCTACATCACAATAAAAACTATTTGTCTTTGGCTCAACTAGAAGATATGTATGAACTTAATGAATACTGGGCATGGCATACTGAGCGTGAGGAACGTAGAATATACTTAACAGAAAAAGGTAAAACATGGGCGGAACTAGTGTGGACATAAAAGAACCTATCTATTGCAGCCTTGCGCAAGGTTCAGTAGCAATCAACTCATATGGTGAGTATATTCCATGCTGTAACATTCGCATGGAACATTTTACTATGTACCAGTCACCTTTTATCAAGCATCTTATACCCACTGAGCCGAGTGAACGTATTAATATGGCAAATCTTAAAAAGATTCGCAATGATCTATCTAAAGGAATTTGGCCATTAGCATGTCAGAATTGTAAAAGTTCAGAAGACAATGGTGTTGCATCAATGCGTACAATTTGGAATGAGGCTATTCCAGATGCACCCATGACTGATACTATTAATCCAATTGATGTAAAATATCTTGATTTGACATTTGGCACAAAGTGCAATAGCAAGTGCATGACCTGCAATGCAGATTTAAGCGATTTTTGGGAAGAAGAATACAATATACATTATCCTAACTCAATATATACAAATGTTAATAATAGAGTATCAATTACTACTGAAACTGCACAAAAATTAATTGATACTTTTCCCAATGTCGAACGAATTAGTTTAATTGGTGGTGAACCTACAATCTCTGATGAACATTTTGAATTTCTCAAAATGTTAATTGAAAAAGGTAGAAGTAAAAATATTGGATTAAGTTATGTCACTAACTTAACTGGTGTTACTGATGAACTACTAGAACTATGGGATAAATTTAAAACAGTTCACTTGTCAGTAAGTATTGATGGCTTTGATAAAGTTAACGAGTACATTAGATATCCATTTAAATGGTCAAAGACCGAAAACAATTTAAAAACTATTTTAAGTTTATGTCAAGAACATGTACTAACCCACAAGTATACAATGGGATTAAGTTGTACACATAGTATATACAATGCTATTCAAGCACATGATTTGATAGAATATTTCTATGATATATTAAAATCTTATCAGTGTGAAGATGGTAATACATTGCTTAAACATTGCGGAGCATTTATTAATAGAGTAAGTCATCCTAAAGATGCAATGGTATCTAACTTATCAAACACATATCGAAATAAAGGTATTAAACGTGGTAGTAAACTATTAGAAAAAGTTCAACATGATATCGACAATGGATTATTAGTTGAAAAGGGTATTGTAGAATCGATCAAGTTAATCAATGCTTGGTTAGCAGAACCTTGGTCTATGGATAAAACAAATATTCAAACTATACTTAAGTTCATTAACACTTCTGATACATTTAGAAATAGAAACATCAATGACTATATTCCCGAACTTATGACTGAATTAGAATACATGAAACAGGTATTAAAAATTGACTGACAGTAATGTACTAATTGATGGTTTAGGATATGTTACTGTTAGAGAACTAATACCTGAACATTTAATTGATAGTATCAATTTAAAACTTGATACATTGTATCCTATACGTGCATCTAGTAGCAATAAGCAATATGCTGAAGGTAAAAACATTTCAAAACTACCTGACGTAAGTGTTTGGTGGAGTCAGTTAACTATGGACTGGCCAGAAGTTATTGAGATTAATAACATCATTCAACCATTAGTGGCAGATTTCTTAGATAATATTGAATGGTATGCAAGCGATATCGTAACGATTGCTCCCGAAAGCACATGGATTAATCCTCACGTAGATACCCCACATCGTTTCAGTAAGTACAACTATGATCAACGATTGTTAGGTGTGCAATGCATTGTTGCATTACAAGACACCGATCACAAAACAGGATCAACTGGTATTGTTGCATGTAGCCAAACACATGATTGGGATATCAATAAATGCTATAATGGAACTTATGACAGTTATTTCAAAGTGCATTGTATGCAACCCATTATGCCCAAAGGTAGTTTGTTGATGTATAACTGTAGACTGTTGCACTCTAGTATGCCAAATTATTCGCCCAAAGCACGACCTGCACTATTGCTTAATTACCTAAACGGTGCTATAATAGAAGATATAAAGAAGATAGACAATATATGGAAGAGTAATAATGGCGAATGATATTATGATTGACATTGAAAGTTTAGATACACGACCTGATTGTGTTATCTTAACTATTGGTGCAGTTCGTTTTGATCCTAAGGGTACTGGAGTAGTTGAACGTTTAGAACTACGTCCCACTATTGAGGATCAAACAGAAATTTACAATAGAAGTATTAATGAAGACACATTACGTTGGTGGTCTACTCAAAGTCCAGAAGCCCTTGAAGAAGCAATGGGTGAGCATGGTCGTGTCCCGTTTGCAGAATGTATGGAAACACTTTATAAGTTTTGTTGGAATCGGCGCGCTGTTTGGAGTAATGGTGCACCTTTTGATTTGGTAGTAATGGAGAATGCGTGGCGTCAAGTCACTGATCCTTTAGTTAGACCTAATCCTATTCCTTGGACTTTCTGGTCTATGCGTGATACACGAACATTGTGGGACATAACAGGTGTCAGTCTTAAAGATGGTGGACATACTACAAGTCATAAAGCAGTAGAAGATGCCGAAAGACAAGCAATTGTTGTACAAAAAGCATACATGAAACTAATCAAAGCAGAACTAGTACCTCCCCCACGATGAACCCAAATGATTTATTTGAAGGACTAGATTTATCAGAAACTAAATCTTGTTCAATGTGTAATAAGATATTATCAGTTCATAACTTTGCCAAAGAAGGTAGTAAAGGTTATTTACGTTATGAATGTAGAGATTGTGCTAAAAAACACGGAAAGCTTGTAGCAAAGATTAAGAAATCTGCACCATCTGTAACAGCAGATCATAAATGCCCAGTGTGTCAACGTACAGCAAATCAATTGACTACATATGGTAAGAATAAGAAATCAGTATGGGTAGCAGATCACAATCACGAAACTGAAAAATTTCGCGGGTGGTTATGTCATAAATGCAATTTGGGTTTAGGAAATTTAGGTGATAGCGCAGAACGGTGTAAAAGAGCCGCGGAGTATTTAAATGAGAATTGATTCAGACATTGACATTGATTTTGGTGATAGAGAAAAAGTTCTAGCACTGATTAAGCATGTGCCTGCTGCCATGCTCAATGTCAAGCCAATTCGTAAGCATCCAACTGGTGTTTATATTACTGATATCCCATATGATCCTGTCAATGCCATGTCAGCACTTCATTATGAAGAGGCTGAAAAGCGTGGGTATTTCAAACTTGACTTGTTGAATGTGCATGTGTATAATCAAGTGCGTGATGAAAATCATTTACTATCATTAATGCGTGAACCCAATTGGGCTAAATTAAAAGATAGAGCATTCGTTGAGAAACTAATTCATTTAGGAAATCAGTTCGACTTCATTCAGCGTATGCCTGAATCACTTGATTCGATTCCTAGATTAGCAATGTTTCTTGCTGTCATTCGACCTGCAAAGCGTCATCTGATTGGCAAGATTTGGAAAGAAGTAAACGATACAGTGTGGGATAAAGATCACACTGGATACAGTTTTAAAAAGAGTCACGCCGTTGCATATGCGCACCTCGTGGTTGTACACATGAATTTACTGGAAGAACAAAATGGAACTTAAACTACTTGAAGAAAATAACACACAATTATTAGAAATCTCTGAAGATTGGGACTTTCGTTTAGACGGAGATCCTAGCGAATTAATCAAAGAGATGGCTAAAGTTATGTTCACTCAGGGTGGAATCGGATTGGCTGCACCACAGTGCGGAGTAAAGAAGCGTATCTTTATCATGGGCAATCCTGAAGAACTTATTGCTTGTATCAACCCTAAGGTTATTGCACTGTCAGAAGAACGTGTAACTAGTCAAGAGGGTTGTTTAAGTTTCCCTAATCTATGGCTTAATGTTAAGCGTCCAGCAACAGTAAAAGTATCATATCAGAATGTCTTAGGGGAAGAAACAGAAGCAGAATTAGATGGATTACATGCACGTGTATTCTTGCATGAGTTTGATCATTTAATGGGAGTCACGTTTGACCAACGTGCTAGTATTTTAGGTCTTGCTATGGCTAAGGATCGTAGAAAGAAGAAACAAAAGAAGTTTAAATCACCCGCTTAACGAGTGTAATGCTTCTACGTTTGGACCTCTTTTTAGTAAAATCTGTCATACTAACTACGGGGCCATGAATGATTTCTAGACTTTTATTATTGAATGTTCTTAAGAAGGGTCTAAACGGCGACCAATCATCCTTAAGGAATAAATTGATAGGAATCGTTCTATTAGATTCCCACCACCAAATGTCGCCTAATTCTAAGAACTTGGCCCTCAAATCAATAGAAGCAATGGATCCATAGTCATACATAGTAGTAACTAGGTCATCACGATTCTGAATAATTCCTACATAGTCTTGGCTTGCATAGGAACATATTGAAATGAACGGGTGGTTCTCGCTTAGTTTAGTGAAAAATTCATGTGCATTCATAAGTATAACTCTATTTAATCTGGTAATTCCAAAGTTAATATTTTAATATTTTCTAGACTAAATAAGAGAAGGAGACAATTTTTGTGTATTCAACATCAGTTTTTTATTACATTCAACGCCAAATAGTTGTACTCCTATCAGGATTTTCTCCGAGGAAATATATGCCACAATATGCTAAACCACTAACGCTACACAGAGGTGTAGACAATCAGATTCAGTTTCAATTCTTAAACCAAGAACAGAAACCTGTTGACATTACTGGTAAGACTATTACTTGTAGGATTCTTAATGCCGATGGTACAGTAGTACTTATTAACAAGGCTCTAACACCTCAATTGCCTTTAACAGGTATTTGTGCATTGCAACTTAATGCCGCAGAGATTGAAGATATTCCTGCTCAGAAAGCATATTACTCATTAGAGATTCCAGTAGGATCATTTGACTATCCTGTCTTTGTGGATCAGAACGCAGGCGCACGTGGTGACATGAACATTGTTGATTCGGTCCTCCCTTCCTTTGTTCCTTCTGCGAATATTACTATTCCAACTGGTCAACCTTTCCCTAACTTAGATCAAAACAATAGTGTTGCTAATGCTTTACCAAATGCTAACACATACTACAGTAGTGTAATCAACACACAAGATAATCCTATCTTAACTATTCAAACATCATATGTTGAATTTAACGGTGATGTAATTGTATCAGGTTCAACTCAACCCGATACCGAATGGTACCCCATTACAACTGATACATATGCTAACGCTACTGATACGTTTGGATATACTATCGTAGGATTTCACCCGTTCGTTCGAATGGAGTTCGTAAGCAATGCCGGTGCAGTAACAAACATTTTGGCTAGATAATATAACCTTATTGCTTGATTTTCTCGCAGGTTATGCTATAATAGTATTATGTTTGATATCCTAACGGTAGTCCCAGGTAAGAAAAAACTAACACAAAGTGGATGGCATAGTTTTAATGCTGTGTGCTGTCATAACCGTGGACACAAAGCCGACAAACGTATGCGAGGCGGAATCATTTATGATGGGGATATCAACTGGTCATATCATTGCTTTAACTGTAACTTTAAATGCGGATTCACTATTGGCAAGCCACTAAGTGGAAATACTAAACAACTATTAAGATGGTGTGGGGTAGACGATACCGAAATCTCTAAATGGAATCTAGCAAGTTTACAGCAAAAAGATTTGC